TGGTACTGCAATGATTCAAGAATTTAGATTCAATCAATATTGCGAACGTTTACAAAACTATATTGCAATGAAATTAGATGAAGAATTTAAGTTATTCTTGCGTTGGAGAGGTTTCAACATTGATAGCGGTTTATTTCAATTAAAGTTTAATCCACCACAAAACTTTGCCGCATATCGTCAAAGCGAGTTAGATACAGCACGTGTGTCAACATTTGCAAGTATGGAAGCGTTCCCTTATATTTCTAAGCGTTTTGCACTAGAACGATTCTTAGGTTTGACTGAAGAAGAAATTGCTAAAAACGAAGAACTTTGGCGTGAAGAAAACAACAAAACAGAAGATAGTCAACCACAAGGTAGTGATTTACGTAATGTGGGCGTTAGCGTTGGTGATATTGAACAAGATGAGCAAGCTGGTGAAGAAATGGAAGAACCGCCACCAGAAGAAGGCACAGAACCAGTATCACCTGATGTAGCTGGCCCAGTACAATCAGCACCGGGCGCAATGCCCCCATCGGGCGCCCCAGCTTAATAAGATAAATAAGTATATGAAATTATACGAAATGTACGATCCTCCAATACAAGGTTATCAGGATGCTCAAGCTGATAACAGTAAACCTATTTGGAAACAGTCTAGAAAAACAAAACTAACACTAAAACAGATTCGTAAATTACGTAAAATGATGGATGTTCGTAACTACGAAAAGAAGCAACATCTTAAAAAAGTTCATGACCAATATGGACCTAAAGCAGAAGCAGAACAGCCTTCTGTTTAATTTTCTCCTATCTTTGTAAAAAACGCAAAAAAATAGCACATTTTGAGCTATTTTTTCGACTATGCGCTAAATAATTCTACAAAGCCATTTCTATTCAGGAGAAACTAATAATGGATAACAAAAAATTTGAACAACTTATTGATTTGATTATCAATGAGAACGAAGAACAAGCACGTGAACTTTTCCACGAAATCGTTGTAGAGAAATCTAGAGAAATCTATGAGTCAATCATGGATGAAGAAATGATGGGTGATATGGATGAGGGCATGGGAGGTCAAGTTGGTGACCTAATGGACGAAATCAATGCTGAAGAAGCAGGCGGCATGACAGAAGATGAAGATGCTGACATGGATGATATGGGCGATGAAGAAATCGTTGATATTGACGCTGAAGAAATGAGTGACGAAGAAGGCGGCGAAGTTGAAGATGCCGTAATTCGCATTGAAGATAAACTAGACCAACTAATGTCTGAATTCGAACAAATCATGGGTGGCGATGAAGGTGAAGAAGACTTAGCCGACATGGGTGACGAAGAAGGTGACGAAGAAGGTAACGCTGACGAAGAAGGCGAAGAAATGATGGAAGCTTCTGACGATGAAGAAGATCAAGAGTCTGTCGAAGAATCTGTTATGGAAGCAATCACACTAAAGAAAGTTGGTGGCGATCAGTATCCTAAGTTTGGTCACATGGGTGACAATGGTGCTCAAACAAAGAGCCCAGGTCTACAAAACAGTGGTCAAGCTGGTATGGATTCTAAGCCAGTTAAATTTAGTGGACAAGCTGAAGCAGTTCCATCAAGCCCTAAAGAGCCAACAAATGCTTATACAAAGGGTAAGACACAGGTTAAAGATGCTACAGCATGGAAAAATGCTCCAGCACAAGCTAGCCAAGATTTAGAAAGTGCTCCAAAAGCTCACACAGGACAAGCATCCGGTGTTAATACAAAGAGCCCAGTAGCAGAATCTAAAAAGATTGTAAAGAAAATCGTTAGATAAGGAAACTGAGAGCAATGGCTTTGTATCTCAAAGAACACCTAACTTTCGACCGTGCCGGTATGGTAGTCGAAAGTGAAGGTGACGGCGACAAGAAGAATCTCTATATGAAAGGGATCTTCATTCAGGGTGGGGTAAAGAACGCAAATGAGCGTGTTTACCCCGTCAATGAAATTGAAAATGCTGTAAAGACATTGAACGAACAGATTTCTAATGGTTATTCTGTATTAGGTGAAGTAGATCACCCAGATGACCTAAAGATTAATTTGGACCGTGTGTCTCATATGATAACAAGTATGTGGATGGACGGTGCTAATGGTTTTGGAAAATTAAAAATATTACCTACTCCAATGGGTCAGTTAGTAACTACCATGTTGCAGAGTGGGGTCAAACTAGGTGTTTCAAGTCGTGGTAGCGGTAACGTGAATGACTTGGACGGAAAAGTCAGTGATTTTGAAATTGTCACTGTAGATATTGTTGCTCAACCTAGCGCACCTAATGCTTATCCAAAAGCAATTTATGAAGGTATGATGAATATGCGTCATGGTCATAAATTGATGGATATTGCAAAAGAAGCAAGAGGCGACAAAAAAGTAGAGAAATACTTGAAAGAGGAAGTAATGCGCCTCATCAAGGATCTCAAAATCAATTAAAGGGGAATAAGCATGTTTGATGCTATCAAACCATTACTTGAGAGCGGACTTATTAATGAGGATGTTGGGCAACAGTTAAATGAAGCCTGGGAAGCCAAATTAAATGAAGCACGTGATCAAGTTCGTGCGGAACTACGTGAAGAATTCGCACAGAAATACGAACATGATCGTAGCGTGATGGTTGAAGCCCTAGATAAAATGGTAACAAATGGTCTTTCAGAAGAAATTTCTGAATTTCATAACGAAAGACAAGCAATGCACGAAGACCGTGTAAAAGCACAACAAAAACTACGTGAAAGCGCAACAAAATTTAATAACTTTATGGTTACAAAACTAGCCGAAGAAATTAAAGAGTTACGTACAGATCGTAAGTCAATGAAAGAAAGCCAAGAAAAATTGGAACAATTCATTGTTCATGCACTTGCCCGTGAAATCAAAGAGTTCTCACAGGACAAGCAAGCAGTTGTTGAAGCTAAGGTCAAGTTAGTTGCTGAAGGTCGTCAACAACTAGAAGTACTAAAGCAGAAGTTTATTGCTGAAAGTGCCGCTAGAATGAACGCCGCTGTTACTAAGCATCTAAAGGGTGAACTAACTCAGCTTAAGGAAGACATCAAAGCCGCCCGTGAAAATAATTTCGGACGCCGTCTATTTGAGGCATTTGCTAGCGAGTTCTCTGTTACTCACTTAAATGAGAAAGCAGAAACACGTAAGCTAATAAGTCAAATAGCTGAAAAGGAACAACAACTAGCAGAGGCTGCCCAAAAGGTAACACAAGCTCAAAAACTAGTTGAAAGTAAAGAACGTGAGGTTCGCATTATTAAAGAGTCTAATCAACGTGAAAAAATGATGAGTGAATTACTTGCTCCATTAAACGAAGAAAAGGCACAAACAATGAAGAGCCTACTAGAAAGTGTGCAGACACCAAAATTGAAAGCCACTTTCGATAAGTATCTACCAGCAGTACTAAACACTGGTTCTGTAACAAAGTCTGCTCCAAAGCAGTCATTGACAGAATCTAAGTTGATTAGTGAAGTAACTGGTGATAAATCTGCCAAGAAACCAGAAGTTGACAGCGAAGATAACAGCAATGTTATTGAGCTTAAGCGTTTGGCAGGGCTATAAAAACGACATATATAGGAGAAAAGATAAAATGTCAAAAGTTCTATTAGAAAGCCGTTGGGACGAGACCAAAGAGGCCCTGTTAGAAGGCTTAAAGGGCACTCGCCGCTCAACAATGGGTGTTATTCTAGAAAACACCAAAAAGCAACTACTTGCTGAATCTTCAGCAGGTACAACAACCGCAGGTAACATTGCAACACTAAACCGTGTTATTCTTCCAGTTATCCGTCGTGTCATGCCAACAGTTATCGCTAACGAGTTGGTAGGCGTTCAGCCAATGACAGGCCCAGTTGGTCAGATTCACACTCTACGTGTTCGTTATGCTCAGTCTCTAACAGACAACAGTGCTGCTCAGACAAGCGTAACAGCAGGTGAAGAAGCATTGTCACCATTCAAGATTGCACAGGCATACTCACGTACACCTCAGCTAACAGGATCAACAAACTATTATACAGCTAATGATACTGCGGCTCTTGAAGGTAACGGTGGTAAGCAAATCAGCGTACAGATTCTACGTCAGGCTGTTGAAGCTAAGTCACGTAAGTTACAAGCACGTTGGACATTTGAAGCTGCTCAAGACGCACAAAGCCAGCATGGTATTGACGTTGAAGCAGAAATCATGGCCGCTCTAGCACAAGAAATTACTGCTGAAATCGACCAAGAAATTCTATTGTCTCTACGTACTCTAGCATCTACTGAGTTCACATACAACCAAGCTACAGTATCTGGTACAGCTACATACGTTGGTGACGAACACGCTGCTCTAGCTGTTCTAATCAACCGTGTTGCTAACTTGATCGCTCAACGTACCCGTCGTGGTGCAGGTAACTGGGCAGTTGTTTCCAGCGCAGCCTTGACTGTTCTACAGTCTGCTACAACTTCTGCATTTGCACGTACAACAGAAGGTACATTCGAAGCACCTACAAACACTAAGTTTGTTGGTACATTGAACGGTGCTATGAGAGTTTTCGTTGACTCTTATGCTCCAGACACAACTCCAGTTCTAGTTGGATATAAGGGTTCTAGCGAGACAGACGCAGCCGCGTTCTATTGCCCATATATTCCTCTAATGAGTTCTGGTGTTGTTCTAGATCCATCAACATTCGAACCAGTCGTATCGTTCATGACACGTTATGGCTACATCGAATTAACTAACACAGCGTCATCTTTCGGTAACGCTGCTGACTATGTTGGTGA